ATAGGTGCCAAGGCTCTGTAATCAATTACAAAACCTACCTTATTTAATTTGGTAGATCTAAACTCTGTAGTCACAATATAATTGTGTCCGTGAGTCTCGGAGCAAGGATGCTCAGGTGGCAGACCTTCTAAATGATGACCTGCACTAAATGCAAATTCTTTTCTGATGATGTACATAGTTTTTTGGATTTTAATAGAAATTTAATATTAAGGAGCCGTTCTACTGCTTGAACTAAGGAATATCATTTCTCGAATAATTTACCACAGGAATTCGAACCACTAATTTGCTCCAGTTCTTAAACATTTTCATTAAAAATTGCTACTATTATTATACGTGAAAATTTTAAATCATACTAATATTAAAAGTAACTACCTAGAAATGGACGACCTCGTTTCAGGTTTTGTAATATTGTAACTTCATTTGTTGAGGAAAACTCGCCTTCCCTTACAACCATTTCATTTATTCTCATTAGTCCTATCTTCTTCTCTCTATCTTTTGTGTCCTGGTTTAGACCCCACATTGCAGTTACATGAGCATACTTTCGTTTGTCCTCTGAGAAGTTACTAAGTCTTAGTCTATTCTGCTCATAACTCTTTGCATCTGCCTGAGTTGCTGTAATAACCAAAGGTTGTCCTTTCTCCTGAGATAGATTACGTAGACCTTTCCAAATTTCATTTTGTAACTGTCTAAACTCTTTTGTTTCTCCTACTAATAAGTCAGCATAATCAACAACAATAATATCAGGGATAAAGTTATCCTGCTTTTCCCAAATTGATAAAAGTGCCTTAATTTGTTTAACAGTTAGAGTTCCATTTGCGTGTGTCGATAGTTTAAATTGTCGTTTACTTAATAAAAAGAATTTAGACAGGACTATCTTTGCCTCGTTTACTGTTAATGGATCCCCTGTATCTACCTCCTTAATCCAAACAGCTCCCCAATGATTTGTCCAATATCTGTTACAATTATAACAAGTTTTGTACGTTTTGTTATCTTTGTAAGCTTTTATTAAATCAATCAGTTCTTTTCCTTTTCTTATATCATCAAATGAGTCTCCTTCAAATATACCAAAAGTACATTCTCTTAGTTCATTATCACAATCATTCATTTGGTTTTTAACGCAATCTCTGACTGGTTCCCACATCTTACCCGAATATTTTTTTAAGTCAGACTTTCTTGCCAAATATACACAAATACGTTTTAGTTGTTGATCTTCAGTCATATCTCCAGCTTGAAAGAATGCTACCTTTCTACCTTGCTTGCATGCTCGAATAGCCATATCTAATAACCAGAAGGTATTATGAACTAAAATGTTTTCTGCGATGAAGTTATGATATTTTTCAACGGTTAAGTCAAATGTTTCCATTCTATCAACAAATTGAATTTTCATAACCTCATCCCATAAAATAGAAGAGTTAAAATATTTTTGACCAGTTTTAGTATTTTTAACACCTAAAAATGATTGTCTCATTATAGAAGTCTTTTTGTTTATTTGTGCTTTTGTAGATAACTCCCTTTTAAATATATTATGAAATACAGATTGTTTTGAATCCCTCCTCTTTTCAACTCTAACTCCATTTCCTAACTCACTTTTTACTTCATTATAAAATTGGAATGCTACGCCCCAAGGAAATTTGTCTAAGAAAGATTTATATGAAATTGGAATTTTAGATATTACTTCTTCCATCTTTTCTTGTTTCTTATATAAGAATCCAATCTCTTTGGAATACTTAATTATATTTTCATAACCATTTATAGTAACAGACCAACTTCCCTTTTTAGGATTTGGATGAAAGTATAATTTAGAAACAATTCCAAATCTAGTTAATAAACTATGTACTTGTCTTGCTAAAGCCTCATTAGCCACAGCAAATCCAACTTGTGAGTCTTTTCCTTTATTAATCCAGCCATCGCATGTGTATAATACTTTTAAAAATAAAGCTAACTTCTGCTTAGGTAATTTATAAATAATATTTGGTATTGTCTTTTCACACGCAAGTTTATTATACAACTTATATTTCTTTAACATTTTTAATACATAATTTTTATTATGTATTCCTTTATCTAACATACTATTAATAACTCTGGCGTCTATACCTCTCCAACTAACTTCACATTTCATTTTACGAATACAAATTGTAAAGTCCTTTTGTATATCTAAATCAGCAGAAGTAAAACCTATTACTTTATATTTACACACCTTATTTTTAACTTTATATGTATACTCTTGTAAGTAACCTTCTGTTATAAAATAAGCAAGCAATTTTATTTGAATATCATCTAATTTAAACCTGCCAAATACTGGCGTTTCTTTTGGAACGGCAATAAAATCTCCTTTAGAAATTTGAGATAAGTCTCTCCATCCTTGTGGAGTTAAAAATGGATGGTTATATGTTACTTGAACCTTTCTTCCAGTTCTTGTAGTAACTTCATATACATCTTTTATACCATTCTTCCAAAACTTACTTATCTTTGTAGTAATAAATTGACAATTTTTTTCATCATACGAAATTATGCTTCTCCTATTTCGTTTATACAAATCATTAATAGATAACTCTTCTCCGGTATTTAATAACACTTTTTGGGTTCCGGGAAGACATTTACCACGTTTCTCACTTGCCATTAGTGCTACAAAACTACCTCTTACTAATTGACCATTCCAAAATTCACCTAACTGTCGTGGATATTTGATCAGGGGTACATTTGAGGTTGTAAAGGCTTTATCTACTCTATCTAAGGAGATACTGTTAGAGAGGTCCAAATCCTCCTTTACACCACTTAATATTGGCTTGTATTCGCAGGCAACCTTCTCTGCTTCCATTAGCTCACCGTTGCTTAATAGACCACTTATATTTTCTGATAGTACTTGCAAACGACGTTCCTTAAAATACTTCTGAGTTTCTTCAAGTAAGTAGTCAAGATTAAATGTTTCTCCTTCATACTCCTTACTTAGTCCTGGTAATATGTCCTCTTCTATTTCTTCTGCTAAATCTTTCGGCAGTTTAGACCCTTTAAGTTTAGAGTAAAAAATTCCTTCAATGTCTTTACCTGGTGCTTTATCATATCTGTCAAAATACTCCCAACACCATGTTGTCAGTCGTTTGGCAATAGTTGCTTCTAATAATTGAGGATCCCAAATATTTCTAATTTGACGGAGATAGTCAGCAGAAACTATACATCCAATGATTATTTTTCTTTCAATCATCTATTTTCCAATCAGGGTGTAGAAAATTACTTGCTGGTTCATTGTCTGCATTATTATAGAATTTTTCTTTTGAATAGTTTTTCTCAGCTTCCGGAAATACTCCTGTCCATCCACTTTCTATAGATCGATAGATTGCATCAATACAAATACTAATATCATATTTGCTAAATTTGTTTGCTATTCTGATGCAAGCAGCCTTAGTAAGTGGCTTCTTCTTTTCTTTCCGATGGTTAATAAACTCATCAATAGCAAATTGGAAGGGTACATTGTTTTGCCACTTTACTGGAAAGTATGAAAGAAATTCCTTTTTGTCTTTTTTTATAATTTTTTCTTTTTTTATAAATTTGGTCTTATTATATAGCCGTGCCTGTTTAGACCTGGCTAGCCGTGCCTGTTTAGACCTGGCTAATCGTTTAGTAGTTGATCCTACTATACTTAATAATTTTACAAGATCTAATTTGTACCATTCCTTTGAAGGAATACCAAATCTACTAATCTTAAGAATATTATCTTCTACCAAAATGTTTTTACAAGTGCGAATCTTCTTTAACGTTAGTCCAGTTTGTTCTATTTGAATTTTATGTATTAAGTAAAACCATTCTCCATCTTTTAAATTATCTCTGTTTAAAAAAAATTTATATTTGTTAATTAAATTTGACAGAAATATTGATACATCAGGTCCATAATGTTTAAGTAAACTTTTGTTAATTGTAAGAAAAGATTGTGAGGAAAATATTTCTAATGCATAATCTTCTTTATACAAGTTTGTTCTTTTCATAAGTAACAAATTAAAAAAATCCTATGGGAGTCGTGAGGCGGCACTTCTACCATAGGATTAAACCTAGAAAAATGAAAAAACTGGTTATATTGTTTATGTCCGCCTTCATAACATTTTAAAATAATAGGTCAAATATAATAAAATCTTTTTACATTATACGAGAAGAACTCGAAATAATTTTTGAAATAATTTTTATGCTCTAATTTTCAAAAAGTTAAGGTCTTTAAAGTGATCTGAACTTTACTCCAATATTTAATAGTTTTAGGACCTGATCCGTTCCATCGCTTCGCAGCTTGCTCAAATGTTTTACCACTAGCATAATAAAGGAACATTTTTCTTGACAGTTTATAATCATAAAAATTTTCCAGTTTATAATTGCTGCCAGTTCTTTGATTGTAATCATCTACTCTTATTTGACGAATTTGAAACCAGCCTACAGAATTTTCAGCCTTATTATAAGTGTATTTACCATCACATGATTCTACATAAGTAATTGCTTTGACAAGAGGTTCAAACGAGTTAATAATGTCAGGCATTATTATATGTAATACGCTTAATTCAGGTGCTCTACATATCAGAGATAACAGAATTAAGACAAATATAAATAGTATTTTTTTCATCATAGTTTTGTATTTGGTAAAACACAACTAGGAGTTTCATAATGTATATTTCCGAAACGATCAGTAAATATTGTTCGTTTAAATGCAAAGCTAAATTCTCTGATACATGCACATCGTACACATTCAGATTTATAGTTAGTTACTTGTCTCCACACGTGGTGAATTAACTTTTTCATTTGAATATAATATAAAGTATTACTAAGACCAGAATTGTTATAAGAGTATAGTGTATTCCGCGAATGACTTTAAAGTCTGTCCGATATAAATCATAGTCCGGTTTTTGTAGTGATTTCACAATTACCTCCAGAATGGATGCCATTTACATCTCTTATTTAATTCCTTTCTTAAAATATCTATCAGCTTGCGCTGTTTTTCAATAATGTCTTCCCTCAGTACAATTTTCTGTCTGAGTTCTTCTTTAGGATCTACTTTGATTGTTTTCATTTCATTTTATTAATTGTTTAACTAAATAATCTGCATCTTCTTGTTTCATACTTCCAGGATCATCTTCAATATCAACTCTGAAGGCATCTAGTCCACGAAATTTTAGTTCCGCAACCATTTTTTCAGCTTGTATTTTCGCTTGGGGATCGTTATCAAATAAAACCGAAACTGTTTTAAAGTTTTTTGCAATAATTCGTAACTGCCGATTAGTATATTTAATACCAGATACAGCAAAAGAAAGAGGACCTAATCGCCAAACATCAGTAGGACCTTCAACGCAGATACCAGTACTCTTCCAAAACTCCTGTTTTCCATACAATATTTCTTTATGGGGTATTAATTCTCTATCTTTAGGACAGGCCATATATTTTGAAATACTCTTGTTTGTAATGTCACGAGAATCAAATGAGACCTGTTGACCATTCCAAATAAATGGTATAATAATACGGTGCTTATAGCTTATATGATCAAGAGTACTTACTGGTCCTGTAGCCATTAAGTGCCAAAGCTTAATAAGATAGTCAGGGTCAAATAGTCTTGACTGTAAATAGCTAATGTGTTGCCTTTGTAAAGGTATAACTCCTGAGGGTAGACGGTGAGCTTTGACTCGGATTTTAACAATCGGTTCCTTGTGAGTTGTTATAAACAGACCATATTGTTTTATAACTGCCCGAGTTTCATGCTCACTTAAATGAATTAACTTTGAAATCGTAGGAACGATCCAATGGTAACCACATCTCCAACAAAAGAAGAAATTATTGTCTAAGTTATAACCAAGGTGATAACCAGGATTGCCTACACAAAATGGACATTCAGTGTTAATCCAACCAGGACGTGAATGCTTATGTCCTTCTGTTACGAAGTCAATACTGAAATCCTGATACAGTTGGATTATGTCCATAATTTTAGATTTTTAAGATTTATATTTCAAATTATTTCGCTCCATAATAAATAGTTCTTCCAGTTGTAGGATCTACTTGTACATACTTGCTTTTTGTTCTCTTCCTGTTATTATGAGCAGGAATAATTGGATTGTTATACTTAGGAATAGAACGTTCTTTTATTTTTTGGATTAACGTTTCTTTTTTAACAACGACTTCTCTCCTTTTAAAGATGGAAGTAATCCGTTTCCAAATACTTACCGGAATCTTTTTCATTTTAGTACTTTTTATATTATACGTGTAAAATTAAGAGAATGCTAATTTCAAATTAGTGATACCATACTCAATTTTCTTGTTACTCCAACCTTTGTCCTTTAAAACCTGTTTTACTCTCTCAACTGCGTCAGATTGTCTATTATACTTCAAATAGGTTTTAGGCTTGAATAAAACAATGTTAGCAATTTCTTGTGCCTCCTTGTTTAGCGCTTCCCAAAAAGGGATTTGTGTTATTGGGTGTTTAGCATATTGAATATCAACATATTTAAGACGGGGCGTTTTTGTAGGATCAACCAAATCTTTATTGTGATATGCATACTTATAAGCAGGTTGTTTTTTAAGATAGTCTTTTAGATGGTTAGTAATACGATACCACATATGTGTAGACATACTACCTTTTGTAGGATTATAAGGGTGCTTTCCGTTTTTAAGTCCTTCGCAGTAAGCAAGTGCAGCTTCAGCAAATAGTTCTTCAAACTCAATACCGGTTGTTTCATGAAACAACCAAGCAATTTTCTTGATTAGATTAATGTCTTCCATTTATTCTGTCTTTTGTTTTTCTCCTATTTGTTCTTTATTCAACATTCTTTGAAAGGTTAAACGGTCATTCCAATGACAGTTATTCATAAGTTCTTTATCACTCATTTTTTTAAGATGAGCTATGGGCAATACTTTGTTGTATGCCCTAACATTTGAAATCATTAATTCTCTTGTTGTCATTTCTTTGCGATTTTAAATTTATATATTGTCTGTTTTAAGAATCTCTATGCCTCTCGCCTTTAATGTCTTTTCTATACCCTTTGTAATATTGCAAAACCAAACTATATAACCATCAAAATCAAAAACTAAGTCAGGATATCATTTATGTATCTTTTCAAAGTTTCTCTGATATGTTCCGATATTTTTCATTTTATGCCTCCATTTTAATTATTAATACTAATACCAAAAAGTATTATTGAACATATCTTCTTATCAATTCAATAATATCATTTCTTTTTAATTTGGTTAATTATTCATATGATTTTATCAATTCAGCTAACAATGATTTTACATCTGTTTCTTTACCATCTAGAACAGCATCTAATACTCTACGTTTACTATCAAGCAGTTTAGCAATCTTTTCCTCAATAGTATTTATAGCAAGAAGATAATGAATATTTACACTATTCCTCTGTCCAATTCTATGACATCTATCTTCAGCTTGGTCTAACTCTCCAGGTGTCCACGGTAATTCAAGAAATGCTACGTTTGATGAAGCTGTAAGAGTTATACCAATTCCTGCGGCTTGTATATTTCCAATAAATAATCTTATTTTTGTATTGTTTTGAAAATCATCTACTACTTTTTGTCGGTTAATTCCTGTTACAGAACCATCAATTTTTACTGCAACCTTGCCAAACTTCTCCATTAAAGTACTTATAACAAACTTATGAGTGGCAAAGACAACCAATTTTTCATCTGTATTTAAGAAGTCCTGAATCCAATCTATTGCCTGTTCCAATTTACCTTTCACAGCGAGTTGTTTTAATATCTCTATTTGTCCAAGCATTTCTGCATTTGATGCTTTTTCTGCGGCGTCTGGTCCTTTAGTTTGTTTTATATATGATATAAAGTTGTATTCAGCATTAACATACTCATTATAATTATCTAATTCTAGAGGAATAAATGATCTTACTTTGTCAGGTAAATCAGGTAGTACATCCTTTTTTAATCTCCTAATCATAATTGAATCTGTAAGAATCTTATGTAACTCTTCTTCATTGGAATGACCATTAAAGTCCCAACCAAAACCATTGTATTTAGGTTTACAATACTTATGAGCGAAGTGAAAGAAATTAGGAAATATATCCGAATTGATAAGACTTATTGCATTAAACGCCTCAATAGGACGATTTACTATTGGTGTACCAGACAATGCAATTACGTGAGGAATCCCTTTTCCAACTTTTTTAATTGCTTTTGTACGAAGTGCTTTGTTTGATTTGTAGTAATGACATTCATCAGTGACGAGAATTTGAGCTTTCCTTCTTTTTAGTTCATTAATCCACTTTGGGAGAATGTTATAATTAATAATGAGTATCTCTGCAGTAGTTTTCCATGGGATACCTCCGGAAAGTATTTCTGTTTTTGGTTTAGTCAACCAAGCTTTTGCTTCTCTTTCCCAATTAAGTTTGACTGAGGCAGGTACTACTATAATTACAGGTCTTTTCTCAGGATGTAACTGAATCCAGGCAAGTGTTTGTATAGTTTTGCCAAGCCCCATTTCGTCTGCAACTAATGCTCTACCTCCATTTGTTTCAATGAAAGCTACTCCTCTGGTTTGAAAAGGGTATAATAATCCCTTTAATCCTGGTATACCACTGATAACTATTTCAGTTTCTCTAAACCGGGTCTTTTCAATGTACTTTTTTATACTATCATGTAATATAAATCCCCACTCTGTTAGTTGATTTATTGAACTAATATTGACAGGGATTGACCAACAATGTAAGTCTGTATGATATTTACGGCCGGTAAGAGTACGAATTTTCATTATCAGATCTAAATCGTATGGAAAACTTATTTTGACAACAAGCTCTCCTTCGTGATTACGAGCCAATGAAGCTGTTTTATCCATTTTTATGATTTATTTTTGATTCGTGTAAATACTATTGTTTTGGGTTTTCTAATTCTTTGCATTGGCGGGTAATCTTTTGGATAACTTCTTATTAGTTTGAGTTCTCTATTTTGTTTATGTATCCTTTCTTTGATTTGTTCTCCTTTTAGGTTTTTAATTCGCCTCATTTTTTTATGAAGCAAAGGTATGTGTTTTCTCCGAACCCATGACCTGAGTTGCCACCCAGTAAGTTCTTCAGGAAGTTCTACTACTCTTTTAGATCCTCCTATCTTTCTTATTTTAGGTTTTTGAATCATAAAAGTGGATTTATATAGTCAACATATACAATTTTGGCAACAGCTCCAAAAACAAAAGTAAGAACGAGTAAATACCAAACGTGTAATACAAACGCAATTATCATTGCAAGAATTGCAAGGTATGCAAAAATGTAAACGACAAATAATGTAATTTTTTTCATTGCTTTAAGATTTGATTAATACTTAAAAATGAATGCTATAAATTTAATAATTAATTTTATAACAACCAAATTTATTTTTATTTGCTTGATTATTAAGCTTTTAACGTTTCATGAACATTTGTACTACCTCATTAACAGTTATTTTTCCTGTTTTAGGTCCTGTCTCATCCATATAATTTGATATGGAATCTTCCTTGTAAAGTTTACCCAATTTTGCAAGTTTTAGCATAACTTGTAGCTGTTGATTGTCTGTAAGATGAGTACAGAAATTTAGAACATAGTCTTCGGTACACCAACCAGCTCCTTCTAAAATATTATCTACTTCTTCTTGAATTTTGTTCATTTTATTTATCATTTAATGAGAAATACCACAAATTCATTTA